CAGCAGCACCACCAGTGTTATTGCCTTTAAGGGTATTAGCAGCCATGTTGGCAAGCTTTGTATTACTCACTACATCGTTGTCAATGGTCATAGCTGTACCACCACCAGAAACTGTTACATCGCCGTAATCAGCATCTGACAATCCACCCCCACCGCCACCAGTAATGTTAATAGTAACTGTGTTAGAGGCACGAGAAGCGGTGACAGCGGCCCCAGTAAAGTTAACTACTGTGGCTGTGCCTGATGTACCAAGGTTAGAACCCTCATCCTGAAATTGTACACCTTGTTGTGCATCCGTAATACCATAACCAGCAATGGTTGTGGGCTTACCTGTGATAATAGTCCAGTCAATAGACGTAAGAAGTCCATTGACAATAGTACGAATTTTCTCAATCCAGTCATTCCATAGACCGGACCCAGGAACTACACCAGTTGGTTGTGGTGGAATTAAAGCCATTGTTTATACGAAATAAAAACCACTAAAAACAATTTTACTATTGTTAGCAAAGTTTGTGTCTGCTAACGCTGTAAAGGTACCAGAACCCCCTACTCGTAAAAGAGCAGTGGTGGTGCTGTTTTCAATACTACCCCAAGGCACTGTAGTTACAGAAGACAGGTTAGTGTATTCGTTAATTTGTACAGAAGCTAGATGGGTAGAATTTTTAGTAAAAGGTAAACCAGTTAAACGAGCAGAACCAGTAGAACTACCTTTGTTGGACAGTTCTACAGTACCAGTAAAGTAAACTACCCGACCAATTTTGGTGTAGAACCCATCACGGCCTAAAGCAGCATAGGTAATACCAGTAGTACCACCACCAAAAGATACGCCGTAAGTAGTAATAGTACCTTCTTCATAGTCATCTAAGTCATTTGCTCCTGAGCTTGCTACTTGAGTAGCAGGAAATCGAATGAATGGTTTTTCAACAGTACTCTCTTCTCGTACAGTAGAAGTGCCCCCAGTAGATACATCTACACGACTAATAATGTCACTTTTACGATAGTAACCTAAAGAAGCGGAAGTTAGGTTGGGAATTGGTAAATCCACTACGCAACCTGCTGGCGCATCCGAAGTGTCGGTGTTATGGAATAATACAGGCATATGGCCCGCAGTACCCCAAGCAGTGTTATGCACCCACATACCACCAATGATTTTAACGTTGAACACGTTGCGTGTTCTATCCGCACCAGTGGTAGCAGCGTTACCGGAAGTCCATACACGACCAACACGGAAAGCATCGTACACAATGGTTTCGGTATAAGGGTCATTAAACACAATGTCATGAATACCTGTACCAGAGCCGTCTAAAGGATCAAGCACAGCGCCTACCTTGTTTCCCTCTAAATTAGTACGATTAAAGGTTTGACCATAAATAGTTTTAGTATTGATACTAGGTTGTAGTAGCACACCAAAACGGCCTTCTTTAAACTGACATGCATTCCATTGTCCCAAAGTCATGTCATCAATTAAATGTAAACCAATATAGCAGTTGTCTGACATAATTCCCTGGGCTAAAACGGGAAATGAGTAATTTGCAGTATATCCTTTATAGCATTGGCTAACAACTGTGTTACTTACTTTAAGACCTAAAGCATATTCAAAAGAAATACCTACTAAAGAAGTTTCAGCAGTGCTGGTATCAGTAATTGCCGCAGAATGGGGGCCTTTTACAAAAATACCCTCCATTGTAAAAGAAGCTGTTTCGTTTACTTGAGCACTAGAGTTTGCACCAAAGCGGATGAGGCTGCCGGTAGTTAAAGCAGTTGTAGAAAAATCTAGAACAGCACCAAAGCCCACTACAGCATGTCGATGGGTTTGGCTTGTATAATTAACACGAAAATCTAAAGCGGCGGAGGAGCATAAGTATGTGCCCGGAGGAAAATATAAAGTGCCGTTTACAGCACTAATAGCATCCCAGGCTGCTTGAATAGCAGCGGTATCATTGATTGCGCCATCTCCTACAGCACCCCAATTCTTAACGTTTTGTACATCATCAAAAGTACGAGCATCAATAGTGTTTAACCATGCAGCGGCAATGGGGGTGACGTTGGCCGTAAAAGTAGTTGTATTAGTTGGCATTAGTGATTTCCTAAGTTAATGTCCACTTCAAAACCCTTTAGGCGATGTGGTTGATTTTGTGTAAATGTCCATTTAAATGCTCTACGGCGAAATCTTCCAAGGCGGTACGCGGAGGGAAGTTCAGAATACAGTTCAATAGATTGTCCTGTATTGTAGTTTTGATAATCATCGTCTGACCATTGTAATGTGCCTGTAGCTGATGCCGTAGGTTTATCTGCCCATAAAGTAAATCTATGCATTGTTTTTTGATTGTAAGAATCAAACTCTTCATTGTCAGTTACAACAATTGCCGGAAATGTTGTTCCGTTGTCTTGGTACAGAGCAGGATCAAAGCGATAAACTGCGGAATCTCCTGAAAGAGAAAAAAAGGTTTTATAGCCATCACCAGCGGCAGCATTTACAGAGTTTTCTAAATCAAAAGAACTTTCTGTTTGCCACTGCCATCGAGCCCAAAGCTTTGATTCAATATCATAAGCATAGCAAGCAGAGCCTGTATTAAAGACATACAAATCATGCCCTGAGCGAGATACAATAGACGCTTTAATAGTTTCTACACCAGAGAAGTTAATTGCAGCTAAATGCCTACGAATAGCTTCTGTTCCTACAGGAGTCATTTTGAAATCTTCCAGCATAAACACATCTGGCTGACTTTCATTATTACTACCAATAATAAACATTTTGTTTCCAATAGTAGCCATTCCGCTTAAAAGTCCGGAAAGCTTAACAGGAGTGTCATTACGTTGTAAAGGACTTCCAGTAGCAATAGCAGCATCCCAAAAATATTCAATTGACTGATTACCAGCAACAATTAAATAGTTGTTTAGACGAGAAAGCCAAATAGCTTGGTCTGGTAACATTTCCGCAGTAATAAAATTACCAGAGGTGTAAGCTAAAGGATCGTTCAAATCACTGTTGTAAATATCAGCCGTACCAGAAGCAATGATAAATAAATATCCGTCTAGAAATACTGGATAAGGCAAGTGCCCAGGCTGATCCACATCAGCACCTGCTACACGAACACCAGCAGAATCAATTGTTTGTAAAGTTGTGCCATCAGTTGCAACTACTTTTACAGTACCATCATCATAAAGAAATTCACAGAATCCTACATGGCCTGTGGTAGTACCAAAAGCTGCTGACAATGTAGTAGCAAGAATACCAGTTGTGGCATTGTAAATATAAATGTCATCTGAAACAGCAACAAAGAGTTGGTTTTCTTTTTCCCAAAAAAATAAACCGCGAACACTGGAACTTGCTACAGAAGCAATAAATTCAGTGCTTCCATCACGCTTTACTAAATAAAGCTCATTCTCTTTTGTGTTGCGGTTTTTAATTTGCTCAGGATAGAAGTTTACGTAGTCTTCATCTTTGTTAGCATTTGTTCCTCGACTATTAAGCTCTCGTACCAAACGAATTTGTTTCGTCTGGTAGGTAGAGTTTTCAGGAGTCTTTGAGAAAGCCATTACATATCCCGATTAGGTTGCATAAATACAGAAGTATTTTCAAAGTTAAAGTCTTTAGCAATGTTTAAGTATTTTTCTGCTTGTTTTTCTAGGACGTTACGATCATTTAGAGGAATGCCGTATTCTGGAGCAAGAAGAACAGCTAGGCCATAGATAAGAGCATTTTGCCATTCTTGAGGAAAGTCTGGTGTTTCACTAGCAGCCGTATATCCATCTACAGGTTTAGTATAGGTGACTTCCATTGTATAAGAAGTATCTGGAGTAGGCCACACTTTAATTACACCATAATTAACAAAAGGTTGGTAAGTAAACTGTACAGGTTTTCCTTCAGAGGAAGTGTTTAAAAGATTAAACGCTGTGCGGTCCAATTGAATTACTTCTTGAGCACTGCCACTAGAATCACGCACTACGGCTGAATGTACTTTTAGAGGAAAAGCAGTGTTGGTTGTTTGTCCTACACCAATGGTATAAGTGTTAGTGCCATCGACCAAAGCCAAAGAGTATTGAGTACGCTTCCAAAGAGGCATTCCTTCTGTTTGAAACAATGAAACAAGAGCATTTAAAGCTTGCATTCCATTTGTGAGGTCTTCAGCATCCGGAGAAGCTCCTTTAGCCAGTACCCCACATTTACGCATCGCCGCTGCAATAATATTGTCGCGGGACAATTCAAAAATTGTAGTATTAGAAGTAGTCATTAAGGGGGTCCATCCAAGAGACTAGTTAAAAAGGCCGCAGTATGGGTTTGATTATCTGCAATAGCACAATCGGCTACGGCTAAGTCAGCATAACAAGAAAGTCCCTCTAAGTAACAAACAGCTACAAAAGTATCGGGTGCTTCAGGACGACTCCAAGGAACAGCTTGCTCATCTGACACAGCTCGTACAAAGTCTTGAGGATGCCGGGGTTCCCAACAAGAATGGCATACCATAAGGCCTTGCCATTCCTTTTTAAGTTCAAAAGAATAGAACTCAAAACCACAGCGATCACAAATAGCTTTCCAGCCCTTACGCATTATTTATCTGCCTTGGTTTTTAAAGTATCTTTGATTTCTACTAAAGCGTTCATAATAGGTTCAAGAGCATCTTTAAGCCGGTCATAAGGAACATATTCCTTAGCAAGTTTAACTTCTAAATGAGCAAGGTCTTTTTGAAGAGTACCAAGGTCATTCTTAAGTTCTTTCACAGCATCCCAAAGTTGTCTAGCAAACCAGCCAATGACTGTTGAAGAAACAACAAGCAGGCCGTTGACAATCCAAATTAAAGTTTGTGAATCCATCTTATATACTAATAGTTAAAGCTGAGAATGTCATCTTCTGACTAGAATATCCTGTGGACACTGGAGCACCACTCCACGTTAAACCTGCTTGTCTACCAGTAAGCGCATAAACACCAACTTCCGCTGATAAAAGACGCCCATAGTTCGTATTAGCAGCACGTCCTGTTAATGTATAGCTACCAAATTCTGCTGTTACCGATGGATTACTAAAAGGAGTAAACGTTAATGTTGCTGCTTGTCCAGTCAATGCATAGCTACCTTGTGCAGCGTTCATAGAAAGGTCTACAAGAGCATTGGCTCCCACTAACGTATAGCTACCAAACTCAGCATTAAAAGAATAACTACCACTTTTAACTAAAAGGGCATCAATTCCAGTTAAGCTGTATGTACCTTGTGCCGCAGGCATAATGCGAGTATATAAAGTATTACTTGCACGTCCTGTGAGGTTGTATGTACCACTGTCTGCTGTAAGTGTATATCCAGTAGAACCGGCATTATAGATAACAACAAAGCCGTCAGTAGAAAAGCCACTGCTACTTAAAGTAGCGCCAGCAGTAATTGAACCTGCACTAGTGTTTAAATTATGTTGAAGTAAAAGAGTTCCAGTAGAATCACTTGATTGGGTAAAACCAGATCTTGTAGAAGTAATGTTAGCTAATGGAACATCGGAGAAGAATGCTAAAGCAAAATCTCCGGCACTTGCTCCAGTAGCAACAGCATCTAATTCTGTAGGTCCGAAGTCGGAAGGAAAACTTCCACCAGCCACAAACATTGATGACGTGGCTGCCCCGTTTACTTCAACTACCCATCCAGCAATATTACTATGGCTACTAGAAGTAGTAAAACGAAAGCCAGTAGCTCCACTAGGAGCATTAGGTAAACTGTATGCTCTTGATTGTTTGCCACTGGCTTGATCGACGTTATAGTCAACGATAACAGTGCCAGAGGCACCGTTAACTGTAGGAGTACCTGTTACATCATGATACTCATGTAATAGGATAATAATGGCATTGCCAGCAGATACAGCAGTACCAAAGTTCAGGTCATGGGTAGTACCAAAACCGTTACTAGAAGTAATAAACTGAGAACGTGCAATGGTAGCCATTATGGAGTCCAGTCAATAGTTGCAGGATCACCTGGGGGATACCATGAAGGATCAGCAATTAATCCTTGGTACGTATTACCAGATTTTCCAGAAGAGCCGTTTACTGTTCCCGTTAAACCGATGTTAGCATCACTTAAGAAACCAGTACTCTTAAAGGTATTGTTTTGACAGTATGCATACTGAGTATCACCACCATATAGTTTTGGAGTATTTTGTACGCCAGTACCATCAGTAATACATTCATTGTTTTGATACCAAACACCCCGAGCAATACCTGTACCACTACCAAAAGCAGCATCACAAATAAATAACCAGTTTTCTACACGATCTACAAATCGATTATGGTCAATATAAACATAATCTAATCCTGGGTTTGGATGACAACGGACACGGGCATGAGAACTAGTTGTACGAGTAGGAGTGCTTCGATCATCACAATTATACATAATCTGATAACCCTGGCACTCACGGTTCATACGCCAGCCATATGCTTCTTCGTCACCAGTGCCTTGAAGAGCTAAGTTCTGTCCAGTAAGGATGGTACAACCAGCCATTACCATGTCAGTACCTGTAGTATTTGCTCCATAACAACCACTAGAAAGAATGCAGTTGACAAGAGCAATACGACTAACAGGAGCACGGTTAAATGCTGGTGTAGCTACGTCACCACTTAATGCTAAACCATCAACAATAAAATCAGAACCAGTAGTTACGTCTGCCCAATCCATTTGATGAATTTGACCACCACTATAAGCTCCAATAGTAGGACCACGTAATCGCAGTCGAGTGATTGTTCGGGAAACTGAAAAGTTTCCGAAATACGGAGCCCGTAAACTACTTCCAGGAGGAATGATAATATCTACGTCTGTAATGTTTCCGGCGTTAAAAACTAAGTTAGTTGTTAAGTTTCCGTTAACAGTAATACGACGATTTGGGGTATAGATCTGTGCTTGGAGTTCTGCACCAGTAGTTACTGTTACATCTGTAAAAGGCCCTTGTGGGGCCGTTGGGGCTGTAACAACACGTTGGGGTCCCCACACCCCAGAACCAGCATGAAAAGGAATGGTGCTTAGATCAAGGGCAGGGTACCATGCATAGGGCTCCGCACTGGGGGCACTAGTGTAAGTAAGTCCTGCGGTTTGTCCCGACAGGGCGTAGTTACCCGCCCCGGCTGTAAGGGGGTAGCCAGTTAAAGCACCAATCCGAAGGCGATAATTAGCCACACCGCCTCCTTAAGAGGCTAGAGGACCATTTGGCTTAGAAAGAGTTTTAGCAATAAGAGCAATTTCTTTCTTTAGAGCAAGCCAGTTGTTAGCTACGAAAATCTTATCGATTTCAGCAGCTACAGCCGCAGCCTTAATTCGGGCAGCATCAGCTTCCGCATTTAGAACGTCTAGCTGTGCTTCTAGAGAAGCTTGTTCAGCATAAACAGCATCACGCTTGGCGCAAAGTTCGTCGTAACGGGCTTTTAGAGTGTTTTCGTTGAATTCCATGATATATCCTTAAACAAAAGTCCAGAGACCGTTAGTAGCGTCAAAGTCAATAGTAAATGTTTCACCGTTAGCCATAGTGATGCTTGAGCCATAGTCATAGACACAGACAAGAGCATCAGCGGGGCTAGTAGCGCTATCGTTATAAATCCAAACATAACGGAAAGGACCTACAGCACCAGAAGCAGTGAATACTTCATCGGCAATAGTAACCTTAGCAGTACCGGCGGATTCGGTAAGAGTTACCGTATCTAGAGTAAGACCACCGCCAGCACCACCAGTATATCCACCACCAGTAGAAATTTGAGTAACGTCTGCTAGAGCAGCCATAGTGGCTAAGTTAGGAGCTGTGTTACTAAACGCAGCCTTGAATGTGTGGGAACCCCAAATGTGGACTCCCTTGTTTACTTGCTCGGCATAATCCTGAGCTTTTTGATAAGTTGCCATTTGTTATTCCTTTAATAGAGAGCGATGATACCAGTAGCGCCTGTACCTGTGGCGTATACTTTATCGACTTGAATAGCAATCATGCCAACAGGTACGTTGGTAAATTGGAGTACGTCCTGACCATCGGCCATACGAACAGTGATGTTACCAGCAGTGCCTACAAACAAGCCACGAGTAACAGGAAAAGTAGTGGCATCACTAGGAGTAATAGCCACAGCACCGTGTGCGGGTGCTGTCGAGTCTGTACTACGATAAGCTGCCATGTTTAACCTGCGTCGGCGTTAGAGCCATTGAAGACAATGAAGTTAATTACACCAGCACCAGTATCAGCGGTGGCGGCGTTCAGGTTAGTTACAGTAATCTGGAAAGAACCAGCAGCAACAGCCGTTACAGTTACAATTGAAGTGTCAGCAGTTTGGCCGCTGGCAAGAGCAATAACAGGAACAGAAGTAGCAGTAACATAAGAGTTGGTAACAGTGAACTTAGCTTCAACGCCTGCGGCAAGAGAAGCAGCGTTCATTGTAATTTGTCCCGCTGGTGCGTTAATAGTAACACCAGTAGAACGTGAAGTGGCCTGGGTGACAGCAGCACCACGGCGAATACGGATAGGACCGTCAAAAGTTGTACGAGCCATAATAAATTCCTTTAGTCATATACGACACATTGCACTATCGGTATATCGTCTGTCGGGGCAGTTAGTGCAACGAAACACCCGAGAAAGAGCGGGCATCTCACCCGCTCGAAGATTTTACAAACCTTTAAATTTCTAGGCTTTAGGCGCCCGGTGAGCCATAGATGGCACGAGGATCAGTCCAGCCAAAGCTGAAACGACTACGAGCCTTGTACTTGGCGTTTTCGGTGTCAAAGTCTTCGTCCATGCCGAAGGAGTCACCATCACGCTCAAAATACTTCAGACCATCTTGTACGTTGGTCTTGATGAACCAAGCATCAGTGTCGGTGAGATAGTCATTGACGATAATCTCAGGGATGACACCCATTGTCTTGATTGCATTTAGAGTGTTGTCCGCAGAATACACTTGACCATCGGTTTTCAGGATACGAGTAGCTTCAAACATCAGTTCTTTTGGAATGATTAGTTTGGTTGGCTTAGCTTGTACCTTTAGACCACGGTCATTGGTGAAACCACGAATGTCGATAACAGCTTGCTCAAGAGCAGCTTCACTCAGGTCGGTAGCAGTGGCTACACCGTTTGTCCAAGTGCCACCAGCAACGTTAGGATGGCTTGAAGAACCACCACCACCGGCTGAAGCAATTAGAGAAGCACCATCACCACCAGTATAGGAGGTGCTGAATGCACGGTTGTAGATGTTAGCAGCGATGATTTCCTTGTTTTGACGCATAGAGAAAGCAAGGGACTTAGCCTTTTGCTTGCCTACAACATCATACAGATCATCATCCACAGCTTCACGAGTCACGATGAAACCAAGGGCATACACCACATGGTTGTAACGTGAAGTGAAACCTTGACGGCTGGAATCATAAGCAATACCAGCACCTTCAGCTTTAACTGAAGGAAGACCGAACATGCTTACACCAACGTCCTCTTCCCAAGCGCGACGTGAGGTGTGCTTTTCAAAGAGTTTGTCCCACTGAGGAGAAAACTCATTATAGGCATCCCCGTACCATTTGTTAACACCCGGCCATAGGGCCTTGGCAAAACTAGAAGTAGTAATAACTGACATACAAATTCTCCTTTAGATACCAGTTGAGCCAGTAGCAGCCTTGAACTGATGTACGTTGAAACGAACAAGCAGTTTGGCAGAAGCACCAATCTCGTTGTCTACACGACGAGCTAGGCCTAGAATATGGAAGTTGAGGGTGTTGGTAGTAGCCTCAGTGCCAAAGTCTAGATAGGCAGGAGATGTACGGGTAGTTGCATCACGGGTACCGTTTGCATGACTGGCGTTTAGGCCAATGTCAGTGGCAGCAGGAGTACCGTTAGAAGCTTCTACTTCCATGATTACGTTGGGATCGATATTCACTAGCACATAACCGGCTGCGGAAGCAGCAATTTGGTTAACAGTAGGAACATCGAGTGCTAGAGAACCAGTGGTCATTTTACCATCAGGGTCTTGTTTAGCATTTACAATTCCAACAACAACACCTAGAGGTACATCAGAAGCACCACATAGGTCAGCAGTAGGAACACCGTTTTGTGAGGTACTGCCTAGTTTGACAATATCACCCACTAGAATTTCATCGGCTGCGGAAGCAACATAGTAGAGAGCAGTTTGGCCGACAGCCGCACCGCCTACTACGTTGGCAACAACGCTAAAGCCTTTAATACGAGAAACGTTTGGCATAAACCATTCCTTTCAATAGATTGAATTTACGCCAATTATTTTTGATTAGCCTCGTGAAACCGAGACTTCAACCTTACCATAATCGGCGCCAGATTTTTGACTTCGTTGTTCTGTGGCGTCAATTTGAGCCTGTTTAGTAGCTTGGTCCTCAATATAGTTGTCTTTATGCTGTCGCATTAAAACTTGCTTAGTACCTTGCCCAACAGAAATTAAACCAGCAGAACCCACTGCCGATGGCTTGTCAACTTGTTTATCGCCAATTGGACCGGCTTTATCACCAGGAACAATTTCATATCCGGCATCAAGGAAACCTTGTACACGGTCAGGATCGGCTTCTAAGTTAACACTAACCAGACGGTAGTGATAGTTTGGATCACGATTTTGTACACTGAGTTTGTTCCTTTGACCAACAGGTACGCGACGTGGGCGCTCACTTGAGCGGGTTACTTTTAGTTCTTTTTCCATTATGCAACTCCTTTTGCTTTGCGGAGGTCCGCTAGATATTGCTCTTTTGTCATGATTCCTTGACGCACAAAATTGTTCATAATTTTCTGCTCTGTCTCATCTAGTTGGATATCACTACCCTTACGACCAGATGGTTGTTTTCCTTCACCCACATTAGGAGCATTGCTCTTATTGGGGTTTGTGAACTTATGGGGAAACTCAGCTCGAACTGCTTGTTCTACTTTCTGTAAAACTTGTAAAGGAGATAGTTCACCAGCATCAACGGCAGTCTTCATACGAGTGCCAATCCGATCAGCAAAAGCAGTCATGGCTTCATCTTTTTGATACCATGAATTCTTAGATTGCCAATTTTGGAATTCTGCTGGGTTAGGGGCTTCATGGACAACAGGTGCATTTACCTCTGCCATTACTTCTTCTGCCTCTTTCTCTACTTCTTTAATGCGATCATCAATTGCCTCAAAACGATCACCATCACTATCTGTGAGAGCTTGTTTACGAGCCATTTTTAATTCGGCAAGAGCACGATTGAACTCAATCTCACGCATCTTGCTATAGTGGCCTTTTAGTTGTTCTAGAGTTTTGTTAACAACCTTAAGTTGTTTACTTTGCTGCTCTAGACGTTCAAACAAAGGTTTACGGCGTACAAATTCTTTTGCATCAATAAACTCATCATCTGATCCATCAAACTCGGTACGGGGTTTCCATCCCATTGCCAGAGCTTGTTGCTCAAGAGGGGAAACCTCAGGAGCTACTTCTTGTACTTGTTCTTCAACAATTTTAGTTTCTTCAGTCATTCTGCGTCCTTATAAACACAAAGAATATCTTCATCATTAATAATGAGAAGTTCTTTTTCACCGTCTTTTACGAATTTCCCACCATACTTGGTAAAACCAATTTTGTCCCCTACTTGGGCACCTTCTGTATAGTCAGGATTTACTTTAGGTCCTAGCTGTAAAACAATACCTGTTTCCATTGCTACTTTGGCTTTTCGTTCGTCTTTTTCAAACTGAAGCCCAAGTGCCTTAGCACGTTTTACAACTTCATCAGTATCTTCCCAATTGAGGGGATTTACTAAAACTCGACAACCAGTTACATTAATCATGTTTCTCCTTTTGAGAAAATTTCTAAAATGTCTTCACAAGCTTGGATGTATCCTTGCTTGCGACGTAGTGTGTGTGGAGGAGTAGATACTAGCTCTACCACAACCTCATTACGGCGTTTTGCTATTTCTTCGCGGGCCGCTTGGGTGATTGGGTGTTGCTTCCACTCGTGGATTTCTGTTTCGCTAATTTAAGTTTCTCCTTCTCTTGGTCCATCTTCTGAGCATGACTTTGTTCATTTTGAACTAGGGCTTGTTGACCCTTTTGACGCTCAGTGGAGGCATACACATTAGACATTGCAATTTCAGAGGCAGCTTTCACCATTGTGGTTTCTTGCTGCTGTTGCATCTTCTGTGCATGTTCTTGTTGCTTCATCATCATCTGAAGCTGTTTGTCTCGGCTGTTGAGTTCCATCTCCTGTTGCTTGGCTTGGAGGTCCATAGCAGTTTTCTGTTGATCTGCTTCAACCTTGGCTTGAATAGCCATAAGCTTAGGATCAGGTGGGGGAGGAGGAAGTTGTCCAGATTGTTGGACTTCTTGACTAAAGAGTTGTTGCCAATTTGGCTGTTCTTGAGCTTCAAGTACACGAGAGAACACTTGAATTGGATCAAGCATTCCTGGAACCATTGGAAGCAGTTCAAGCAGGCCCTGTGCTTTAAGAAGCTTTTCGGTTTGACTTACAGCAGTAGGATCAGCACCTGGGCAAATATCATACTCATCTGAACTAAAATCTTCTGGACCAACCTCAGTATCTAGTACCGCAACTTGTTTATAAGGATCAATATAAATACTATTGAGCTTATAGATTTTCTTAAATTCTTGACCAAGAGCACGATAAATACGCTTGTAAACAGCCGTAAATACTTTCATGCCCTGTTCAATAGAAGCCATTGTGGTAGTGGCTGGTGTGTTTTGTCCGGGCATCTTTCCAACAAAGATTTCCGCCACACTAGCAAGCTCTTTTCCGGAAGTGATCAAACTTCCCATGAGTTGGAAGAGGACAGTTGAAGGATCTTTAGCAGGAAGCTGTACAAGCTGTTTCTTTAAATCGTCGCCTGTAGAATTTACTTGTTTCCACTCTCCCGGTTTAAAGGATGTATCACCAGCTTTAAGCTTGAGGCCCTTACCAATAAAACCACCTTGCATATTGGCAAGCGTGCCAGAGTCAATAAGTTGGTTAATTACTGTATTAACAGATTCGTTTAAAGGACCAAGTAGTACACCAAAACCAATATCGTAGAAACTACCATCAGGGTTTGGAACAAATCCAAACTTGGTATACATTTGCGTTGGCTTGATTTTGACAATTTTCTTACCTTCAAGCTCTACATCGTCTACATGATAGCGTCGTTGAATGGCAAGTACTTTACCAGAGCGACGTTCAAATGTAATAATATAGGGCTCAGGATATCCATCCTCATCAATATCGTAGAACGTATGTTGTTCTACAAGCTCATAAGGAACTGTTCCGTCAATAACAGAAACACTAGCATCACTATTGTCAGGGAGAGTTGGCTCACCCAAATCAATGTCTTTGTAAATACCTTTGTTCTGGTGTTCTTTTAGAACACGAGGACTCATCCATTGAATCTCAGAAATGCGTTCTACAGTTTCTAGAGAACGTGCCCAATAATCTACAACAATATTTTGTGGTAAAACAACTTTAGAACAAATGAGGTCTTTGTTTGGGTTGTACCATGTTTTCTTAAACATTGTACCAACAACAGGAAGCTGCATAAGCATCTTATCCATGTCTTCTTCCCAATCTTCCATCTCATACATAATTTGGTATGACATGTAGTCGGAAACACGTTCAGCTTTCTCTAGCTTTTGTCCTGTGGGGTCTTTACCAATAACAATACTTTTGACAATTTTACCATTGGAAGGTACAAGACTTGGATAGGCACGGGCAGCAAACTGCATAGCTGCTGTGGTGAGAAGAGGATATTTTACGTTAGAAGCATTTCTCCAAGGAAAGCTCTTTTCATCACGTTGTTGTTTTGCTAGAGCAATCCAGCTTTCTAAACAACTTTCCCAATCTTTACGGCTAGCCTTGTCAGCTTCAAAACCTTCTTTACACCAAGAACCAATAGTTGTTAGCAGTTCCTCATCCAGAGACTCTGCTAGATTTTCATTATGTTTTGCAACTTCTTCCTTGGAAATTTCCGGAGAATCTTCCATTTCTGGTTCAATATCCGGTAGTTGTGTTTCGTCCATTTAGGTTTAGCCCTGAGTTAATGAGTTCTTCTTCGTATTCCTCTTCCTCAACTTCGTGTTGCGTTTGAGCTTCAGTAAGTTGATTTAGCATCATACCTAAATATGCAAAAGCATCCACTTGGTCATCGTGAACATCTCGCGGAAAGCGCGTCAGTTCTTCTTCAAAGTTTTGATACCAAGCAGCTTCTTTGTCAAATTTTACGCTTTTTGCACGCATACGAGCCTGAATTGAGCGACTCCGTGCAATTTTGTCCTTACCACCGTGTTTAAGCTTAATTACGTTGATAAATACGCCAGTGGCAAACATTTCTTCATACAAGAAAGGTCCAATTGACTTGGACACCTGCATATCTTCAATACCAATTGCCAAAGGATTGAAACTTCGTTGTAGAGCAATGAGAGTGTCTACAATTTCTCGTGCATCCATGCGATCACGAATGATGTGTTTAATATGAATACATTTGTTTTCATCAACACCAGCAACTAAAAACACGCTGTAGTCAGCGCGTTCATGTTCTGCAATGGCAAGGTCAACAGTGATGTAGTATTGAAGACGTTTTTTCTTATCGTCTTCATTAAGTTCTTCAAAATCAATGCGCTTAAAGTAAGCAACACTTTCATCTAGAGGAACGTTTAAGTATTCTTGACTATATACGTCAGGCATACCCATATCAATGTAGTTTTGCCTGATGCCTTTTAGTGTTTGAGCAGAGTGTTTTTCAGGCCAGAGAATGTTTTCAAAATTCTCATCATGGGCTCTATATTTTACACTAAGCCAACCACTTCGACGTGTTTCACTCCACAGCTTAAGAGCTTCTTGATGACTCCATTTATCAAAGGGTTTTGGCATTAGACGCTCAAGTAGAGAGTCCATATGCAAAATAGTACCTACAACACGAATAATTCCTTTGGAAGACAAGCAAGGTAGTAGGGCTGAATAGAACCAACGCCGCATTTTCTCACGACGATCCTTGTTCATTACAAGCTCATCGTTCTCCATGTCATCACAGATAATAATATCTGGACGAGTGCCATTCCAAATGAGTCCCCGAAGCTTTTGTTCAGCGCCTTTAGCCATAACACGGAATTTATGACCATCTTCAAACTGAACAACAATATCGGTTTCGGTTTCTTTGATGAATTTTACTTGGCCTTTGTCATCACGTTTAAGGCCAAAAAGCTCAATGAGAGCTTGATTTTCTTGTAGCTGTTCTTTGAAATATCCCAAGAACATTGAAGCCTGGGATTCAGTGTCTGACACAAGAAGCATGAATTTGCGTTCACGAAATAGAAGAGTGGCAAGGCCATAGCAAACCGTACCACCTGTGGTTTTAGCATGTCCACGCGGAGCAGACACAGCCACTTGTTTAATTGGACTTGTAAACAGTTTCCACATTTCTTTGTGGAACTCTGGTGTTTTTACAGCGCCATCAAACTTGCTTGCTAAAACACTTCCTACGAAGCCTTCGAGAACTTCTTGTGTAAGCACAATTAAATATTAAGCTTTTTCTTAAGCTCTTTGATTTCTTGGTTTAGTTTTTCAACTTTATCTGGATTCTTGCGGCCCCATGAAACACCACCTACAAAGGCTAGTCCAAGGACAATGGCAACACCAAAAAGTTGGATGAATTCAATAGGAATGGTCATGATTCTCTTTTACTCCGTTGACTTTTTAAACTACCATCAGCGTTTCTGGAAAAGCTACGGTTGCTACTGGCAGATACAACACGTGTGTTGCGTCTGTCATTGGAACCTCCCTTAGATAAGGGGATGACGTGATCGAGGTCTTTTCCATCTCCCTTGCTAGTACGTCCGCTAGCATTGGATGCATTACGTGCCACAGTGCGTTGAGAGCGCTCCTTACGCTGTTCTGCACTTGAATGGTAGAGTTGGTATTCACGTTTCGTAGTCCCTACGTCCATTCTT